CGTTAGCGTGCAAATACATCCGCGCCCTCCTTCGAGCGTAGGTCCGGGAAGACCCACAGCCTCGAAGGAGGGCCGGATAGAACCCCTCAGCCGTTCACAACCTGTGTAGGCGGGACAGCTAGGGGAAGAGGGAGCGACTCAGGCGACGGGTGCTGTGGGGCGCGCGCCCGCATGATCCTACCCCCGTTGCGTCGTATCCTGCAAGCGTGGTCTGAGCCGGAAGAATCGCTCACCTGCGCGAACTGCTCGACCACGATCCTCGAGCGCGACGCCGTAGCTAACGAATCCGAGACCACACCGAGACCACGCGGGGAGCGCATTTGACGACGGGGACGGCGGATACAACCGCTTGTTCAAGCCAAAACGGCTTGGCTGCGAGGCCCCCGCATTTCCGAGCCGGGAATCGCCACGGAGCCGGCTCGATTCCGGGTGCGTACTCCGAGACGATCAGCCCCGTTGCGGCGATCTCGGCGGCGAGGGAGCGGTGCGCCGCGGGATAGTCGCGGTCGATCCCGCAACCGAGCACCGCGACCGTGCTCCCGCCCGCCTCGAGCGCGCCCCGGTGCGCTTCGCCGTCGACGCCGCGTGCGAGCCCGCTGACGACGACCAGCCCCGCGGCGGCGAGCTCACGGCCGAGTCGTCGTGCCACCTGCCTGCCATAGGAGGAGCACGCGCGAGCGCCGACCAGCGCGACGGACGGACGACGTAACAGCTCGATGTCCGCGCCGCCACGAAGGAAGAGGCCGGGCGGCGGGTCGTGGATGGCGCCGAGGAGCGGAGGGAAATCCACGTCTGACCGAGCAAGGAAGCGGTAGCCGGCCACGCGGAGCCGTTCAAGCGCCGCGGCCCCGTCGAACGACGCCTTGAAGCGCGCGAACCGCACGCTGCGAGGCTCGTCGACGAGGTGCGACTCGGTCGCCGCGGCGAACGCGGCGAGGGCCAGCTCGGCGCTCACGCCGCGAGCTCCTTTGGAGAACGGTAGGCGAGCGCCTCCGCAACGTGCTCGCTCTCGACCCGATCGGCGCCGGCGAGCGCCGCAACCGTCCTGGCGACGCGTGCGACCTTCGCGCGGCCGCGGCCGGACAGGGGCAGTCGCTCGACTGCTCGTGAGAGCAGCTCGCTCGCCGGATCCGTGCGCTTCGGGGCGTGCGCGCGCAGCCGCTCTCGGGCCTCGAGCACGCGATCGCGCACGGGCCGGGAGGGCTCGGACGGCCCCGCCGCGAGCTCGTCGGCGCGCGGCCGCGGCACAGTGACGATGAGGTCGAAGCGATCGAGCAGCGCCCGCGAGAGCTTGTCCCTGAACGCCGCGAGCCGCTGCGGCGAGCAGGAGCACTCCGCCGCCGGGTCGCCGCGACCCGCACAGGGACACAAGTTCATGGTCGCGACGCGATGGTTGTTTCCCGCGTAGCCAAGCCGGTCCGGACCAGCTCGGGGAACTCGATCTGCTTGTCAGCGCCGAGGATCACCTGCGACTTCGGGTGCGTCTCGACGTGGAAGCCGCCGACCATGAGGAGCTCGGGCTCGAAGTAGAGCCTCGAGCGGACCCACCCGTCCGGGATCGGTGAGTCCTCCCGGATGCCAGCCTCGTACGAGTGCAGCGTGAAGCCGTCGAAGAGCCGGACAAGGGCGGCGCGAACGGCGGCGACGCTGCCGGCGTCAGACACGGTGCCGGCGATCGCGGCGCGGAGGTCCGCGAGGAACCGGAGCGCCTCCTCCTCCGCGTCGAGCGTCTCCCCATCAGCTGCGAGCTCCCGCCCCCGCTCGCGGAGCTGCGCGGCCTCCGCTTCGGCAGCCCGACGCTGGTCGTCGTACTTCGCGGTGAGGCGCTCGTACGTCTTCCCGCCGAGCTCACCGGCCGCCCACTCGCTCTCCGCCTTCGCGACGGCGGCGGCCGCCTGGAGCGCCTCCCGCTCGGCCCGTTTCGCCTGCTTCAGAACCTCTTCCCCCTGGAGCTCGAACTGCTCGGCGAAGTGGCGTCGCGTCGCGTCCACGTCGACGCCGACACGCTCGAAGTAGGCAAGGACGGCCTCGTCGATCAGCTCGCGGCGGACGCTCGGCATCGGGCAGTCCGGCGAGCTGCCCTGGAGCTGGCCGAGGCAGCGGTACAACTCGTACCGCCGGCCCTGGGCGTTGCGGGTAGTACGCGGCACGATCGAGGAGCCGCAGCATCCGCACCTAAGGAGCCGCCCGACGAACAGGTGCGTGCCGCTCGTCGGCCGCCCGCCGCCGCGCAGCGTGACGCGAGCGCGGGCGGCGAGGTACGCGAGAAGCTCCTCGTGCTCGGCCTGCGTGAAGACTGGCTCATGCTTCCCGTGGACGTGCTCGTCTCGGTGCCGGACCCAGCCCGCGTAGAGCGGGTTCCGGACGGTCTGCCCGATGCGTGCCTGCGACCATCGCGCCCCACGCACCGTTCGGACGCCGTCGGCGTTGAGCCCGGCGGCGACGGCCGACTGCGGCGTGCCGGCGAGGATCTCCCGGCGGATCCGCCTGAGGACAGCGAACTCGGCGCGGCGCGGCACGAGCTGCTTCTCCTTCTGGTCGTACCCGTACGGCCTCGGCCCGCCGTTCCGCTGACCGCGCTCAACGACCGCCCGGCGCTTGCCCCCTCGGACGCGGTGCGACTTCTCGACGGACTCCTGCCGGGCGAGCAGCGCCTTCAGGTAACCCTCCATTCGCCCGCCGAGATCGGCGCGGAGCTCGTTGCCGTCCACGATGATCCGCGCCCCGTTCGTTTCGCAGAGCGTTCGGAAGGTGACCCACTCCAGGTCGTCCCCCCGCGAGAGCCGATCCTGCGCGTCGACGTAGATCGCCTCGACGCGCCCGGCCTCGATGAGCTGCACGAGTCGCGCTCCGCCTGGGCGGTCGAAGATCGAGATCTTGTAGGCGGACACCCCGTCGTCCTGGATGACCTCGACCTCGCGCTCGGGGAGGTCGCTCCGCGCCCGCTCTCGCTGGCGGGTCTGTCGCGAGATGTCCTGCTTGTCCGAGCTCACCCGCTCGTAGACGACGACGAGCCGCCCGTCTTCCGCTTCCTCTGCCAGTCTGTCCATAGCGAGGCTTCCTCCTCGTGTTCTGTGGGGCCGCCCTTCATCCGGGGGCGGCCCTTTGCTATTTCGGCTCCGGGTGCCGGCTGGCCGTCCACCACTCGGGCGGAGCGGCCGTGAACCACAGGTAGTGCGCCGGGCCGTTGCCCGGGTCGAGCTCAACGAAGTCGATGTCGCGACCGGCATCCGTGAGGTCTTCGACCGCCTGCCAGAGGTCGCGTCGCGCCTCTCTGAGTCGCTCGCCGGTGAGCTCACCCCAGCCGGCTCTCGGGAAGACGGCGTAGCCGCGCTCGTCGATCACAGCGGCGAGGTCGGCGGCTCGGCGGGCGCGGCGGTCCATCGTCGTCTCGAGCTCGGTCACTTGTCGCCTTCGTAAGGGACGAGCTTCCCCTCGGGGGTGGGCCGCACGTATGCGACCGCCTCGAGTGCCGCGATGTCGGCGCGGAGGTCGTTCTCGAAGGCGGCGGCGCTCGCGCCGAGCTGCGCCTGGATCTCGGGGTCGGGAAGCGCGGCGAGCATGGAGCGGCTGACGTGAACTTCGACCGCGAGGCGGAACTCCTCGGACACGTTGCGGCCGTGCATCTCCGCCGCTCGCTCGAGGGTCGACGCGAGTGCGGATGGGATCCGCGAGACGATGTGGGCGTCGTTCGCGCCCTCGAACTGCCGTAGCCATCCGTTGCGCTCCATCACGGTCCTTGACTTGCCTCGCGGTCGCCCCATCACCGGCCCTCCCGTAGTTTTGTCACACATTACTGGGAGGCTCGGACGGAGTCCAGCTACCAGGCCCGATCCCACTCCGGGGAGCGCCCGCGCCGAACGCCGGTAGGTCGGAACGCCTGCCTCTCTCGCGAGCGACAGCATTGCGCTCTGCGGCCCGGTCGCCTACGGTCAGCGCGATGAATCGAGCGAGCCAGATGACGCTTCTCGCGCTTGCGGCGCTCGTGATCGCTTTCGTCGCGACATGGGTGACAGTTCCAAGCGACCGTTACGCCGCTGTCGACCCTCCAGCGAGCCTGTTCAAACGCGGGCTGACGGGGGCCGATGACCAGCTGTGCATCAACTTCGAGGGCAAATACCCCAATCTCAAATGTTTGCGGTACGTGCCGACGGGCGTCTTCGTCAACACCCGCAAGCTCGAGCAGCGCATCCGTTACGTATTCGGCGGCGCAGCAGCCGCGGTCGTGCTTGTCGGGCTGGCGTTTGGTGCGGGTCGTCGTTCCCGCCCAGCCACCTAGCGGAAGGTGGCCCGGGGAGCCGGGAGCGACCGCTCATCCAACGGGCCACCCAGCCCGACTCGCGCCCGGTCGATCTCCGCCCGCAGCCGATCGCGGTCGGCTGCGGTCAGGCGGACCGGCGCACGACGACCACCACCGAGGAGGGCCGCGTGCGCCTGGTCCGGGCGTTCCTGACTACCGGGAGGGAGGAACGCCCCCCCCCGGGTCCTGGATCGTTTGGTCGAGCCGCTCACGTAACGACGACCGGCTCGACCGGGGTGACAACGGTCCCGCTCCGCTTCACGAGCCCGTGCCCGGCGAGCTCCTCGAGCACCCGCGGTGCGTCGCGCATGGCGCGATAGAGGACTGAAATCTCGCCGGGCGCGAAGTCCTCCGCACCGGCCAAGAAGGAAGCGTCGACGACGAGCAGGTGCTCCGCGGCAGCGGCCGTCGCCCTCGACAACGCGGCCCGCTGGACGAGGTCAAGCGCAGCGGGGTCGAGCTTCCTGCCGGTCGAGAGGTACGGCCACGGTCCGAGCGCACGGTCGACGACACCCTCGGCGCGTTCCAGGAGCCGCTGTGTGGCCTCAGGGCTCGCGGGCAGGGTCGCGTCCTCGTTGGAGGCGACGTAGTCCGCGAGCTCCTGCGTGGTCGAGTAGAGCGCCATCTATGCCGCCGGGCGGACGCCGGTGATCCTGAGCACGGCGGAGGGCTGCGGGACGAGGAGGTCGACCCGGGTCTTCCCCCGCATCTCCGACATGTCCTGATGGAAAAGCCTCGACCTGTCCAGCTCGATCTGCACGTCCTTCCGGCGAACGAGCGCCGGTCCGGAGTCCGGCTCGACGCTGTAGACGTAGATCGAGCTCGCGTCGTTCGAGGTGCCCTGCGTCTCGTTCGCGGCGAGCTGGTTGCTCGTGAAGACACGGACGCCGTCGATGTTCGGCGACGCCTCGCTCCCGAAGTCGCCGAGCAGCCGCCGGCCCTGCGCGTCGGTCAGCTTGCGGAACTGCCGCCAGACGGAGGGGCGCATCACGATCACGAACGGGCCGGGCACGTCGGCGTCCTCCAGCATCCCGAGCGCGTCGGTGATCACGTCGAGATCGGTGACCGCCGCCCCGTTCGTGCCCATCGAGAGCGCCTGGATCCCGGGCGTGAACTTCAGCCCGCGGATGCTGTCCGGGTCGGCGGACGGGTTGCCCTGAAAAAACGCCAGGTCGAGCTTCAGCGCGAGCGCCCGCTCCATCAGCCGCCGCACCACGCCCTCCGCGTCGGGCTCCGAATCGTCGAGAACCTCATTCGAGAACTCGGTCCGGGCGGCGAGCTTCTTCGGGTCGGCCTCCAGCGAAGTGAAGACCGGGTCCGTCGCCGGGATGACCTCCGTCTCGGCCACCCACTCGGGCGTCGGGTCGCTCACGACCTGCGGCCACTGGATCGTCTTCCGGTCGGTCGGGACAACCCGGATCCCCGACGACAGCGCGACGGAGCGCGGCCTCAGCCGGTCGAACAGGTAGGACGCGATCTGCGGCGGCGTGATCGAGTCCGCGCTCGCCAGGGTCAGGCTGCGACTCTCGCCCTTCGCCGTCCCCCGGATCATCTCGTGGATCCGCGCCTCAACGTCCGGCGTCGTCTCCGGTGCGACCGTGCGGTCCTCGACCGTCAGCCCGCCCTGCGTCGTACGGTCTTCGGTCGTCGTCGTCGCTTCCATCTCGTCGTGCTCCTTCTCGGTCTGTTCTCGGTCCGGCTGCGAGCGCAGCTCGGCGGTAGTCATGTAGGCGGGGTTGGCGACGACGGCGACGTCGCGCAGCTCTCGGATCTCCTCGACCACGCGGACGTCGCCGTCCCAGCGGTCCTGGCCGACGACCATCCGCCAGCTCGTGGAGCGGAGGTCGCCGCGGCGGACGGCCTCGCGCACGTCCTGCCCGGTCGGCCCGTTCGGGAGGTCGACCTGCCAGGCCATCCCGTCGGCGCGGTCCTCGGTCTTCAGCGTCACCGGGTAGCGTCCGAGGAGCCGACTGACATCGTGGTTCACCGTCGCGATCAGGTCGTCGGTCACGGCCCCGCTGAGGCAGCCGGGCTCGAGTCGTTCCTTCCAGCCGCCGAGGTCACGGCTCTCGACCCCGTACGGGATGAGGCCGTGCAGCGTGTTCCCCTCGACGCGCAACGGTGGCGCTTCGATCGGGGCGCTCCGCTCCTCGACCGCTCCCAGCGAGGGTCGCTCTCTCGATTCCACCAGGTTCCTCCGTTTCTCGCGGCGGCCCGCCGCGGCGGCCTTCATCGCTTCCCACTGGGCGACGGCCGTGGCCGCCTCCCGCCGGGAGCCCACGTTCACGCCCTGCACCCCCGGCCAGAAGCTCCCGTCCGGGTTGGAGGCCATCCGCTTCGCCGTGTTGACGGCGGTAGCGATCGCCCGCGAGCGGTCCATTCCGCGCTCGGTTTCCAGGTGCCGTGCGATCCGTTCGATGTACGGGGGGAGGCCCCCTTGCTGGCTGACCCAGGACGCCCCTACCAGCGTGTCCTGCTCCGGCTCCGAGTCCTCCTGCTCGCCGAGCGGGAACGTCTCCCGCTCCCCCGCCCAGACGAGCTCGAGCTCCTCGAACGCGAGCGGCAGCTCCGGCGGCGGAACAGCCTCGAGCGGCGCGTCCTTCGGCACGTACGCAAGCGTCAGGTGAGGGGTGAAGCCGTGCTCCTCCGTCGGCGCATCGACGCCCAGCTCCCGCATGAGGTCGGCGCGGAGCTCGTTCAGACCGGGTACGTCCGCGAGCGCCACGAGAGGCCGCTCCGCTGCGTCCGCGTCCCCGGCGAACAATCCGATCCCGCCGACGACTCCGCGGAGCGGACCGGCCGCCGCGGCAGCTCTGCGGACCGCCTCCGAGATCGCCGGCCGTTGCGCCTCGAGCTCGACCGCGGCCCCGGTCAGGAAGACGAGCGTCAGGTGCAGGTCCTCGGGCGGGGTGGATGCGCCCGGCTGGGCGGCGAGCGCCTCAGCGGTCGCAGGGCTCGGGTAGAGCGCGATCATCGCCCCCTCGGTCGCCGGGGCGCTCACAGGTTCGTCTCCGGCGGCAGGTTCTCGAGAGCTCGGACCTCGGCCCGGGTCATCCAGCCGAGCTCCGGGTCGAGCGCGATCGCGTAGGTCTGGGCGCGGGCGAGCGTGTCCGCCTGCAAGATCGCGTCGCGGAGGAACTCCGCGTAGACGTTCGGCCCCGCGCACAAGTCGGGGTCGCCGGAGATCGACTGCTCGATCGCCGCCAGGTACGGCGCGAGCGTGTAGGTCAGGAAGGCTCGGCTCTGCCCCTCGACCGTGGAGTACGTGAGGCTGTCGCCGCTCTCGGCCCCGATCATCCACGGCGGCACCCGGAAGAGACGGGCCACCTCGGCCGTGCTCAGGCGGCGCTGCTCGACGAACTGCGCGTCCGCCGGGGAGAGGCTGACGGCGGCGAAGTTGATGTCCCCAGCGACGACCGCGACGCGGCCGGCGTTCCTCGAACCGCGGTGCCGGTCCTCCCAGCCCTTTCGCAGGTTCTCGATCAGGTCGTCCTGCGCCGGTCCCGCCGCGACCGTCAGCACCCCGAGCGGGGTCGAGCCGTTCCCGACCGTCGCGGACGCCTGCTCGGAGAGGGCGCGGGCGAGCCCGAGGGCCTCCCGGGCCTGCGCGATCGGACTAAGCCCGAGCACCCCGTCGAGCGTCAGCGGCATCCGCACATGCAGCACGTCCTCGGTCCCGTGCGTCGTCTGCCGTCCGTCCGGGCGGGTCAAGGTGTAGAGCGGCAGGCCGCCCTTGATCTCGACCTGGACGCCCTCCGCGGGCAGGACGCCGAGCTGCTCGATCACGCCGTCACCGTTCCGGAACTTGCCGATCCAGGCGTTCCCGCGGGTCGCGAGCGACTGCACGAGCTGGCCGACGAACGCGCCCTGCGTCACCGCCGGGGCCGGCCGCCCAAGCAGCTCCACGAGCCGTCCGCCCTGAAGCCGCTCCCGCCCGCCCGTGACGCGCCGGTAGCCGACCAGCGGCAAAGTCGAAGCCGTCTCCGCGATCACACGAACGCACGCGAGGACGTCGACCAGTTGCAGCGCCGTCCTCTCGTTCAGCGCGACTCCCGCGAGCGAGGGCTCGCCGAGCATCACCGCCGGCACGTTCGAGCGCGTCAGCGCACGGTCCTCGCCGCCGCGTCTCCGCAGCCATCCGCGCCTCTCGCTCGTCGCCGTCTCAGCCATCGCGACACAAATGCTGGCTACGGCCTCGGACGGTAAAAAGCCCGTAAACAAGCCAATCTCACGGCGTTAGACGGCTCTATCGAACGGCGTTCGACTGTCCTACGCCGCCGCCAGGCTGTCCGCGATGAGCAGGCGCAGGAACACGCTCGCGGACTTCGCACGGTTCGCCGAGCAGCTCGGACGACCTCTCGAGCCGTTCCAGCGGAAGATCGCCGCCGCCCACTTCGGACGCGAGCGCGAGCTCGTCGTCCTGATCCCGAAAGGCAACGCGAAGTCGACGCTCGCCGCCCTCCTCGCCCTCCACCATCTGCTCGCCGTCGAGAGCCCCTACGTCCTGCTCGGCGCGGGCTCACGCGACCAGGCCCGGGTCTGTTACGAGATCGCCCGCGATCTCTCCGAGCACCCCACGATCTCCGAGATGTTCGTCCGCCGCCACCTCGAGCTCCGAGCGGGCGGCGGTTTGCTCCGCGTCGTCGCCTCAGACGGCGGGCTCGCCCACGGCCCGACCCCATCGCTCTCGATCTGCGACGAGCTCTGGGCGCACCGCGACGGCGGCATGTACGAGGCGATGCGGACCGCGCTCATCAAGCGACCCGACGCCCGCCTGCTCGTCATCACGACCGCCCCGAGGAGCGTCGAGACGCCACTCGGACGCCTCCGCGGTCGCGCCCTCGCCGGCAAGGTCACCAGGCGCGGCGTCTACACCGACGCGAGAGCGCCCGGCCTCCGCCTCCTCGAGTGGGGACTGACCCCGCAGGACGACCTCGAGGACGACAAGCTCGTCAAGGCTGCGAACCCCGCCTCGTGGATCAGCGCCGAGGCGCTCTCCGAGCAGCGGCTTGCGCTTCCCCGGCCAGTGTTCTTGCAGTTCCACGCGAATCTTCCCGGCGCGGGCGAGGGCGTCTGGCTCCCGCCCGGCGCGTGGACCGCCTGCCTCTCCGAGTACGAGGTCGAGGACGGCGAGCCCGTCTGGGCCGCGGTCGACGTCGGCGGCTCCCGCGCCTCCACCGCCGTCCTCGCCGTCACCGCCGACCTCCGCATCGCCCACGTCGAGGTCTTGCAGGGCGACGACGCCGTCCTCCGCGTCCCCGAGATTCTGCTCGCCCTCGCCGGCCGCTACCAGCTCCGAGAAGTCGCGTTTGACCCCTGGCGTTTCGCGTCCGAATCCCTCCGCCTCGAGCGCGACCACGGCCTCCTCATGGTTCAGTTCCCCCAGTCGCATACCCGCATGACGATCGCCTCCGAGGGCCTCCACAAAGCAATCGTCGAGCGGAAACTCCAACACCGCGGCCACCGCGCCCTCGACGCCCACGTCGCCGCCGCCGCCGCCAAACAGACCGGCCGCGGCTGGCGACTCGTACAAGGCGGCAACGCCGCCCAAATCGACGCCGTCATCGCCCTCGCGATGGCCTGCGAACGCGCCCAGCACGAAGAGGAGCCCGCCCGGCTCCTCGGCTGGCTCTAACCGCTAGACCGAACGGGGGAGGCGCTCGATGAGCACTTGGAGCGCCGTTCGACGCTCGTCTTCCATGTCCACGTTCTCGAAGCTGGGTCCGCCGCTCATCATCGCTCGCATCTTCAAGTGGCCGATCGCCTCGTCGACTCGCTGCAACGCCGCCTGCTTGTCGCCTTTCGCGACGTGCTCGAGCGCGTCGTCCAGCAGCGCGACGATCTCCTCCCACGGCTCCGCTGCGACGACCTGCCCACCCCGCAGAACGGCCCGCAGCCCATCCCGCGCACGCTCGATCCCTGCCCCCAGCTCGTCCACACCCAGCACTCTAGCTCGGCATCTTTGCGCGGAACAGAGGGAAGGCGGGATATGCGCTCCGCTTCAAAAAGAGACTAGGTGCGCGACTGAGCGATGGCCTCTTCGTCCTGCTCGTCTGGGTGCATCTGGTTGTACAAGGCGATCAACTCTTCGCCCGACCGAGGAGGCTCGCCTTCGGCTGGCGGTGACAGTTCGTGGAACGCGTCGAGTACTTTCTTCCCTGCTCGCAGCGTGAGCCGATCAGCACCGACCGAATCGGCGATGGCGAGTTCGAAGTTCGTGAACTCGGTTAGCTCACGTCTGCGCCCGCTCAGGCTCGCGATGGGGTAGAGCAACAGCGTCACCGCGTACAGCACGAAGGCGATGCCCGTGTGAGCGAACGGGATGATGATGAACACGATCAACAACGCCCAACCCCACTGTCCATCCAGCAGCAGGCGCACCGCCACATAGAGTCCGAGTGCGGTCAGCATCCACATGATCAGCTTCATCACGACGCGCAGGACGAACGCGGCGCTAGCTATTTAGGGGACCCGCTGAACGATTACTCGACCCTCGGTACTCCGTCCGCACCTCTGCCACCCGGGCGGCGTCGAAGTCGCTGGGGAGCCAGGGGAGGTTCGGAAGCGCGAGCTTGTCAGCGTTCAGGGCATCGTCGCGAGCCATCGTGATCCGCAGGCGAAGATCATCTGCGACGACACCGGGCAGGAGTTCGCTCTCGAAACTCCGACCATCCGTCATGACCACGCAAACCGCGACCGCCGCCCGCAGCGGCTCACCCGTCATGGCGCGAGTGTAAAGCGGTGTGGCAACTGGCGCAAACCGTCGCGAGGTTGCGGGCGTCGTGTCCGCCGCCGTCAACCACGCGCCGCCGATGGTGGACGCGTAGGCCCTCGGTCGAGCCGCATCGGACGCACGCCCATCCGTCCCGCTGCTTGATCCTCCGGCGCAGCGCGGGCGACGGGCGATCCCGTGACGACGGCGACGGACGCAGAACGTGCGGCTTCGGCGCGTGCTCCGGGCAGTAGGACGCGCCCCGGTTCAGCCGGCCGCAGCCGGGACGGAGGCAGGGGCGGAGCGCGGGCACTAGGTCAGGACATAGAGGGAGGCGATGATCGCGACCCGTTCCCACCCGTCGTTGAAGACACCGGGCGGTTGAACCTCGATGCTGAAGTGCCGGAGGTGATCGCCGAACTCGCCCGAGTCGAACCCGGCCTTCACGCGGTCGAGCCCATCCTGGAGCGTGTCCGCGTCCCCTTCGTCCCGGAACCTGCGGAACGAGAGAACGAGCTCGCCCCGGTACTTGTCGCCGAGCGACGCGAGGTGCTCGGGCATCGGCTCCCACTTCTGGATCTCGACTTCGAGCGGCGTCCCCGAACGCCGCAGGTGGTCGAAGATCCCCTGCTGGAGCTGGACGCGGAGCTCCTCGTTCGGTTCGGGCGTGTCCGTCACGGCCATCTAGTCAAGCACTCGCCTCGGTCGTTAGGCTCACCGAGGGCCGGGGGATGGGCAAGCACCCGAGGATCCCGAGGCGTTCAGCTCGCCGCCCGGCCCTCTCCACAGTCTCTTGTTCTTTGCTCTTACAGAAGATAGCCCCAGACCGCCCGGTCCCCGGCTCTCGGAAGTCCGTGAACCTCAGTGGCGGTCTGGGGGTGGCGGGGGGTCTGGGGGGCCGCCGCAGAGGCCCCCAAGCGTTCAAGGACATAGCGGCGTTCTCTCGGGCGCGAGCTCTTTTCTTGATCGAACGGAGCGGGGCAGGTTCCTTCGCACTTCCTCGATAGAGCACGCGCCGAGTCTTGAGCCGTGGCCGGAGTGGACGTCTCCTACGAAGGCCGGGCTGCTTGCCGCTTGGGCTGATGGGTCGCCAACCTCGCGTCCGACTATCCGCCGACCTCCACACGGATCGGCGCGAACAAACAACCGAAGGTTGACCGTCGCAACGAGCTGAAAACGCGCCGGGAAGATCGCCTGGCCCGCCGCCCGCGCGATCGAGATCGTCCCGTCCTCGAGCGGCTGGCGTAACGCCTCGAGTGCCGGGCGCTGAAACTCGGGCAGCTCGTCGAGGAGCAGCACGCCCCTGTGGGCGAGGCTCGCCTCACCGGGTCGCGGCCCCGGGCCTCCGCCGACGATCGCGGCGGTCGACGAGCTGTGGTGC